GCTGAAGATTTAACCAGTTTTATTGAGAACGGGTATGATTGGGTATTGGATGCTGATGTCAGCAGCGGCGAAATTGATGATGGTGAATTTTTAGTATTTGTTGAAATGGAACGTCGTCCTAGAATATTAGATAACCTCCGTGATTTATTAAATGATCTTTCACATTTAACTGATATTAAATTAAAAGAATGGAAGTTTAAATGGTACAAGCAGAAAGATTATTATCCACTGGAGGAAAATAGTCTAGCAGATATTGTGCCAGATAGTCCAGGTAAATATAAAAAGTTTACAGAACAATTTGCAAGCGTGGAAGAAGAACAACAGGGGTTGTCAGACGAATTATCAACTATTAAAAAGTTAAGTGGAATAGGATAATCAAATGTTTGGAAGCAGCATGTGGAAAATAGTAGCTTTAGTTCTTGCAATTGCCGCAGCAGTTGGATATTTTAAATATACTCAAGATAAAATGGCTGAACTTAATCAGCAGATTGCAACTAAAGAATTTGCGCTAAAAGCAGCTACTGAAACTATCGCACAACAACAAGAAGCAATGAAAAAACAGCAAGAAGTTTTAGCAAGCACCAACGAAGCTTATGATCAAGCCCGTGCTGCTGTTGATGATCTTGAAGAAAAGTTTCGCAAAGATGGCAGAGACTTAGATAAATTTGCTACAGCAAAGCCTAAAGAAGTTCAAACAAGAGCTAATGCAGCCACTAAGAAAGTATTTCGTTGCATAGAAGATCAAATCAATAAAGGCAAACAAGATGAGAGTTGTTAAATTATTAACTGCTAGTATTATAGCATTAAGTCTTGCAGCTTGCGCAGGTACTCCCCCTCCAACTACTGCAATTGTAACTGTTGAAAAACCTACATTAATGTTACCAAATGTTGACAAAATTAAATTAAAAGATGTCGATTGGAACATTGTAACAAGAGATGCTAAACCTGGAACAGATGGGCATATCGATGTGGTTTGGAAAAAGACAACAAGTGATAGTCTTTTTGCTGTTTCTAGTAGAGGATACGAAAGCCTAAGTTTAAATATGGCTGAAATGACAAGAGTTATTAAGCAATTACAAACACAAGTAGAAGCATATAAAGAGTATTATCAAACAGATAACGAAAAGAAGAAAGACTCAAAGGAAACTAAAGATGGCAAGAGGTAATCCGCCCCCATTACCAGAAGACCCCGAAGCAATGGCTAAACCAGCACTTGACGAAGTAGCAGAAATGCATGCCGTTAACCCGCTGCCACCCCCACCGCCCCCACCGCCCCCACCGCCTCCGGTACCTGAGGCTGTTGTAATTGCTGTTGCACCTCAACAACAAAATGCACAACAAAATTTTATGATGGCAGAGCAAACGGTTCAAGTTCAGGCACAATCCAGTGTTGGCCTAGCACAAACTTCTCTAGATAAAGAAGTACTTGAAAAACAACTTGAAAAAGAAGATGAACATTGGGTTAAGAGTTTTTGGCGTCCAGCAATGGGTTGGCTTTACATGCTAATCTGTTTCATGGATTTCGTTGGATTTCCATTGCTGACTATTTTTCTACCAATCATCTTCAAACCATTTGGACTTGTGATGCCCTATCAGGCCTGGACTAGTTTAACACTTAGCAACGGTGGACTTATTCATCTTGCGTTTGGTGCTATATTAGGTGTAAGTGCATTTAGTCGTGGCCAAGAAAAAATTGCTGGCAAGTAAACAGCAATAACTACAATGCATGACACATTACGCAACATTAGGAGTAGCAGATGCTGCTACTCCAGACGAAATCAAATCGGCTTATAGAAAGCTTGCCAAGCAACATCATCCAGATCTAGGCGGCGATGTAGCAAAATTCCAACAGATTAGTGAAGCATACGAAACATTAGCAGATGCCGATAAACGTGCTCACTACGATCATCAATTAAGAAATCCACAACCTCAATTTCATCATAATGGCTTTCCTGGCGGGTTCCATAGTAATTTTAACGGCGATCCTGAGGTATTCAATCATATCAATGAGCAATTTAGTCAGATGTTTGGGTTTCCTTTTGCTCAAGCAAGACAAGCACCACGTAATAGAAATATCAGAATACAATTGTCTATTGATTTTCTAGAAACATTAGATACTTGTCAAAAAACCGTAGAATTTAACTTAACCACTGGGTTTGAAAGAATAACAATAGACTTGCCAGCAGGTATAAATGATAATACCGTATTACAAATGGCCGGTAGAGGTGACAACGCCATTCAATCAGTCCCAAGGGGAACTTTGGAAATTGTAGTTAAGGTAATACCTCATTCTAAGTTCAGTAAAATAGATGATCATGTATTCACTGATATTACAATTGATTGTTTTCAAGCTGTACTCGGTCATAATGTAGATATCGACACGCCCAGAGGAAGAAAAGTAAATTTAAGAATTCCTGCAGGAACACAAAGCGGAACACAATTTGGAATTACTGATGAAGGTTTCTCACGATCTGGCAGACCTACTGGAAAATTTATTATCAAAGTAAATGTAATGATACCTACAGCACTTACTAGAGAACAACTGGCATTAGTAGAGCAAATACAAAACATTAAACCGATAAATACTTGACAAAAGTTTTAATAATGTTATATTAGTATGGATGAAACAGATTTATAGTTCCAACGGTGACATTGACAAGATTGTTAAAGCAGCTCGAGAGTATGCTAAACAACTTAATCATGAATATTTTCAAGTTGAACATCTATTGCATAGTTTAATGCATGAAAGAAATTTCAATGCATTACTAGAAGATTTAGGTATTCAAACTGAACCCTTAATTGAAGAGATTGAAGCTTATTTGGAAGCTATTCCTTATCTTGCCAATGAAGATCTTCAAGATGATCCAAAAAAAACTGCAAGCTTAGAACGTGTTTTCAATCGTGCGTTTACGCAAGTAATTTTTAGTGGTCGTCAACAGATTAGTTTAATTGATCTGTACTTAAGTATCACAAACGAAACGCATAGTCATGCTGCATACTTTTTGAACAAGTATGGTGTAGAAAAAGAAACGGTTGTTAAAGCCTGGACTAAGAATCGCAAAGCTGGCAAAAATAATAAAAACTATGCAGAAAAGATTTTAGAACAATACTGCACCAATATGATGACACTTGCTGGTGAAGGCAAGATGGATCCAGTTATTGGACGCAGCAATGAAATTGCCGAGATGGAACAAATACTTGCTCGTAAAAGCAAGTGCAATGTATTGCTAGTGGGCGATGCTGGTGTAGGCAAAACAGCCATTGTAGATGGACTAGTACTTGATATTATTGAAGAACGTATTCCAGAGTTTCTCAATGGTTGGGTAGTTTATAGCTTAAACATTGGATCTCTGCTTGCGGGCACCAAATATAGAGGCGAGTTTGAAGAACGTCTGCAAGAAATTCTTGCTGCTGCTCAGGAAATGAAGAAAGTAATTTTATTCATTGATGAAGCACATCAGATTCGTGGTGCGGGCGGCGGCAATAATAGTGCTGTAGATTTAGCTAATATGATTAAACCTGCACTTGCTCGTGGTGATATCAAAGTAATTGCTGCAACAACATGGGAAGAGTATACTCAGCATTTTGAAAAAGATCGTGCGCTGATGCGTCGATTTAACAGACTTTCTGTAGATGAGCCTACTTCTGCTGTTGCTATTCAAATACTTGAAGGTATACGTGATGCTTATGAACATTTTCATAATGTTGATATCACTGATGATGCAATCAAAGCCGCCGTTGATCTCAGTGTGAGATTTCAAAATGATAAGAAACTTCCTGATAAAGCAATTGATTTGATTGATAGTGCAGCTGCCTTAAAACGCAGCACTGATGCAACAGATAGAATAATCAATGAGCTTAGTATTCAGCGTGAAATCAGTCGCATCACAGGTGTTCCAATAGCAGCTATGCAGGAGCAAGAAAATAGCTTTGATATTACAACGGTTGAAAGTGATATCAAAACTCGAGTTTATGGGCAGGATACTGCCATTGATCAAATACTTGATCGTGTATGGGTTAACCGTGCTGGACTTAAAAGCAGTAATAGACCAGTAGGTAGTTTTCTTCTACTTGGACCAACAGGAACAGGCAAAACTGAACTTGCTAAGTCACTTGCAGAACGTCTAAGCATGAAGTTCTTACGTTTTGATATGAGTGAATATGGAGAGCGACATAGTGTTAGCCGTTTGATTGGCGCACCTCCAGGATACGTTGGATATGAAGATGCTAACTTAGCTGGTGGTATGCTTATTAGCGAAGTAGCAAAGAATCCTCATGCAGTAATATTGTTTGACGAAGTTGAAAAAGCACATCCTGAAGTAACACAGATTCTGTTACAGATAATGGATGATGGATTTGTTACAGGATCGAACGGCAAGCGAGCAGATTGCCGACAGGCCATTGTATTGTTGACCAGCAACTTAGGTGCTGCCGACAACGAACGTAATAACATTGGATTTGGTAGTTTAACTAAGATAGGCGAGGATGATAAAGCCGTTAAGGAGTTTTTCCGTCCTGAATTTAGAAATCGATTGGATGCTGTTATTAAGTTCAACAAGCTTAATAAAGAAACTATTCGTAAGGTTGCTGAAAAGTTTATTAAGGAAGTTGATATTCAACTACAAGACAAGTCACTAATTCTTGAATTAGATGATACTGCTTGGGATTATCTAATAGACAACGGGTACGACTCTGCTATGGGTGCAAGACCAATGGCTAGACTTATACACGAAAAGATTAAAGTTCCTCTCGCAAGGAAAATATTGTTTGACAAAATTGCAGGACATGCTAAAATAATAGTTAGCGCCGTTGGTGAAGATTTGGAGTTGTCAATTGATAAGTCAGCAGGAAATACTGAATCGTGTAAGCAGGAAGAAGAAGTTTGCAGTTAAGCATGACGGCACTTGGTATTCTAATAGATTCAAATACAAACTATCATTTGATTTTGGCATCTATGACGGCGCAGGACATAGAACTACATGGCGTTTGAATACCTTGTATCAGGACATGATTGACGAGTTTGAAAAAAACTTATGGGAATTTAGAAAACGTCGTGAAGTACATCAAAGTTTCTTTACTTCTGATGAAGAACTAATCGAGTATGTTCTAGATGATGATAGACTATTAAATCATTTACATACCTTGTATTACACAAGCAATCGTTATAATACCAATAAGTCTATATCGGAACAAAATGGAATTATAACTGATATTAAATTTCGGCGAGAAGTGGGAGATTATCCATTCCAAGTTTATTTAGGTGACTGGGATTATAGGGATAGATCACTACAGGAATCTGCATGTGAGTGGATAGCTAGTGCTTTTAAAGATGGTACTATTGTAGCTTCTTCATGGAATGAAGATGTAATACGAAGATATATCAGTCAAAAAACACCATTTATGCACAATGGATTTAATTGTTATATGAAGAGTGAAGATGACATTATGATGCTTCACTTTATTGCACCCGGACATATTAAAAAAGTTTTTCAAATTTTAAAGAAAGATTCAAAATGAAAGTAACACTCGCACAAGCATTGATTGCACGTGGAATTCTAGCCAATAATAGTCGAATTATTGCAAAGTGTCCAATTCCCGCAATGGGAGATATGCCTGCAGAAATGGATATTGTTTTAACGGTTGATAAGTTTGTAGTCGAAGATGGCACTATTAAATTCCATAGTGTTCATAAATCAGGTCGTAGATATAGTGTTCCATGCGAAGAGATTAAAGTAATTGATGGCATGTCTCCAGAAAGATTGGCAGCAGCATATGATATTCGTCCTGATGGATTAAAAAGATCTCCAGGAAAGAAGCGTGGTAGAAAGTCCCGAGAGGATCTTGCTAACGCATAAATACTAGCAGGAGCTAAAATGGCCAAACTCAATTCAGAAACTATTGAAATCAAAATTAGCGAACTGCTTAAAGATAATGTTGAAGCTGAGATGATGTTAGATAATAATCTAATTGCTCAGCTTATTGAAGTTATTGAGACGTTAGTTGGCGAGAAGAGACTTGTGGAAGTAACAAGAAAATGAGTATTGTACCAACAATAGTACTTAGTAATACAGCACACGGAGCGGCAAATGGACCAGTGGGTGGTGGCAATCCTTCTGCTAATGGCGGCAGCGGCGCTTATAATGGCACGGACTTAAATTGGTATACTCCTGCATTAAAAGGCGATGGATATTATGGATATACTGATGGGCTTCACACCGTCAGCTATAAATTGACAGGTTTTGTAGGTGTTATTGGTTTTCAAGCTAGTCTAGCAACTAACCCTACATCAACAGATTGGTTTGATATTACCGCATCTCAAGTAGGCAATGGTACTACACCAATTACTATTTCTACTTTTAAAAACTTTAGTGGAAATTTTGTTTGGGTTCGTGCGGCTATAACCAATTTCACAGCAGGCACTATCAATCGAGTACTATATAATTAAAAACAACTAATCAATTAGAGAAGAGAATCAACAAATGACTGAACAACCAAATGCAGACACATTCGGACTTCCTCCTGAAGTCTTAGACTATCTACGTACAACACATATTCATTTTTGTTTGCCAATGTATAATGGCATCTGCAATGAAGCTACTTTTATCAGTATGATTAAGTTTGGTATTATTGCTAGTAAGTTGGGAATCAACTATAGCATTGATACAATGGTAAATGAATCACTTATCACTCGTGGTCGTAATAACTTAGTTGCTAAGTTCTTGTTTAATCAATCAGCAACACACTTGATGTTCATTGACGTTGATCTTGGATTTGACGCTGAAGCGATTCTTCGTTTGCTGTGTGCAAATCAAGATTTAGTTGGTGGTGTTTATCCAATGAAGCGTATTCCAATTCGCTATGTGATTAATACCGTTCCTAATCCTCAGATAATGGGTGATCTAGTAGAAGTATCAACATTAGGCACAGGTTTTATGCTTATCAAGCGTGAAGTAATTGAGAAGATGATTGCTGCACATCCTGAACTAAAGTATCGTGATAACATCGGAATTGGTGCTCAGTATGAGCCACTGATGTATGGTTTGTTTGATACAATGATTGACCCTGATGGTAACTATTTGTCAGAAGATTGGACATTCTGTTATCTATGGCGTTTAATGGGCGGAAAGGTATTTGCTGATACTGGCATTAAGTTGGATCACACTGGATATCACAAGTATGCTGGTGATCTTGAAGAACTTAAGCGTGTATTGACTAATCAAGTTTCAAATGGCGGACCAATTCATCCCGAAGCAGCGCCAAAAATTGAACTAAACTTAGATGACACAGCAGATATTGAAATTATTGAAAATAAGGAAATGTCATGAGTAAGGAAAATGTCGAGATTGAAGTGCAGCTTGCTAGTCAGTGGCACAATGATCCCCCTGTATTCGAAGTAGCATTGAATGATGAGTTTGAATTGGGTTATGGCACAATTTCAGAGAAAGATGAGCTAGGCGAGTTCAAGAGCATTAAGTGGTCAGGTGAACTTGAAGAAGGTGAGTATACCCTAAAGATTTACCTTAAGGGTAAGAATGTTGGAAAAAATCATACTATTAAAGATTCCAATGGTAATGTTATAGATGATCAATTGCTTTACATTAAAGCAATATTAATCGACGACATTGACTTAGGACATGTAGCTACTGCAAAAAGCAAGTACTATACCGACAATACTGATAAGGCTAATCCTCCTAAACTTATTGAAGGTAAAAATGTTATGGGCTATAATGGTGTATGGCAGCTTACGTTCTCTGTACCAACATATATGTGGATGTTAGAAAATTTCTAACAGCTATAAATATTAAATGCGAGCACAAGAATTCCTCACCGAAGCTGAAGAAGCTACCTATAATTTAGAAAATGCTAGAGTTCCACATCCTGAAGATAAAGTTATTTCTATGGGGTCAGTGGGAGCTAAAGAAGCCATCAGTGATTTAAAGCAGATGGCTACTAATCCTGAAACTATTAGCATTAAACCAGATGGTAAGCCTGCTATAGTATGGGGTAGAGATGAGCAAGGTT